ATTGGTGGACCAAGAACTAAGGCACGAGCTCAATTAGAAAGATTTAATGAACAACAAGATGCCCAACAACAACAAGATGCCCCACAACCTGAACCAGAAGAAGCACCAGCAGAAGAACCAGAACAACCTTCATTTGAAGATGTTGTGGCACAAGGTCAAAGAGAAAGACAGGCAAGACTTCAAAGGGGTGATGATGTTGCGGACCAAAGTGCCAATGCTGAGGCAGAAGCACCACCAGAACCAACAGGACCCAGAGCAAGTGTACCAGAGGTTGACACAACTGATCCATTTAGTGAAAACACAGGAGCAAGGGTAAGACCAACAGAAATTGGTGGTGAACAAAGTGGATTAAGTGATGTTGGTAGTGAAGGATCAAGTCTACTCGAAAGAGCAGGTCAAAAAGCATTTTCAAGTTTGGCACAAAGGGGACAAAGTATAAGACAAGGTTTTCAATCTGTAAAAAATTTCTTTACTGGTGGCGGTGGGGAAGCTGGTGAAGTAGGAGCAGAAGCAGGAGCAGAAGCAGGTGGCGAAGCATTAGCAGGTTTAGGGGTTGGTGACGCAGTTTTAGGGGCAATCCCTGTTGTTGGTGAATTGGCACTTGCTGTTAGTGGATTTGTAGCAATTGGGGAAGGTATTTACCATTTATTTCACCCAGAAGCAAAACCACCAGCACCCAAACCAACGGCACCTGTTACCGCCCCACACGCACTTACACAAAAATATGCTTTGGCACTTCCATCTGTTGATAACGCTGTTGATCGTCAAGCATCTGTTGGAACTTTTTGAATTTAATTTATTTTTATTTTCTTATTATAATATATATAAAAATGTACGGTGCTTCAAATGTCCAAAGAAAACAAAAAGCAGTTGTCAAAAAAACAAGAAAACCAATGAAAAAAGAAGTTGTTGAACTTGATGGTGAAAAGGTTGAATTCAAGAAGGGTGGGTTAAAAAGATCTTTACAGGTTCCAGAAGATTACACTTTCAAGAAAGCTGAGTTGGAAAGATTAAAGAAACATGATATAGGAAAAAATTTTCAATTTAAGGGAAAAAAATTCACTATGAATGACAAATTAAAAAAACAGATAACCTTAGCATTAACTTTGATGTCTTCCAAAAAATAAATACTTATTATATATATTACTATCAAAAAGAACTTAGAAAATATCCAAGTATATCATATAATATAATATGTATACCCCAGTTGACGAAATTAACCGCAACCCAGTTTGTAACCCCCCAGCATCTTGGATCCGTGATCCACTACCTTTTCTTGACGATATACCCAAACAGGTGGAAGAAGTCTTTAATTATGACTATTCAAAATTCAATATTTTCCCAAAGTTGAACATTGTGACTGTCAAACCTTGGATTGATAATGTCCCTAACCCTAAGGTTAATGATGATGTCATTAATTGTGGCAAATTTGATTATCGTGGTTCTAAGAAATTTACAATGCCACGATGGAAGAAATTTGTTTTTGAAAATCTAAATCACAAGGAAGCTGTTTTAGACAGGAAAAGAAGATTTCACATTGCTAATGACAAATACAAAGGTTATAAATATGAAGACAGACAAAGTCTTAGAAAGGCAGATCTTCTTGAATGGGCAATGATGAATAATCTTAATGTCAAGAAATCTATGAAAATTAAGGACATTATTGATTTGCTTATGAAAATGGATTAATTAATTTATTACACAATATATTAATTAATTATTTTATTTTATTTTAAAAAAATTTTTTTCTAATTTAATTATATAATAAAAATGTTTAAACCACAAGGATCACAAGTTTATGTTGCTTCTAAATCTCAATCTGTCAAACCAGATGTTGTCAGTGATGTTCAGGCACTTGACCAGATTAGACTTCTTATCCCCAGTTTTGTTGATTTCATCAATCCCAAAGAAACTTATTTAAGAGCAGAATTACAGATGGTAAATGCTCGTGGTGTTATTGTACCAGATAAAAAGGGGGGCATTCATTCTCTCTTTCGTAATGTAATTATAAGGGACGGTGGAAATACCGCCACATTGGAAAGTTTAGAAGACTATAATGCCCAATGCTGTATGACTTCACCTTTCACAGCTCAGTCCTCACTTGCTCACAAGCGTGAATTATTCGAAGGTGTACAGGCAGATGCCAACAACTCAGGAGCAAGTCTTTACTATGACGCACCACAGTCACTTGCTGGTGCCACTGATGCTGACACAGCAGTTGGAACCCCTCGTGTTGCCAAAAAGATTGAAATTTACACACAGTTAAAGGCAGGAATATTTAGCAATGGAATAATTCCAAATGCTCTAATGGGTGGTATGAGAATACAGATTGATACAGAAGATCCAAACCGTGCTTTAACCCTTCCATTTATTGGTGGAAGTTTAGAAGCAGGACTTGCTGATGCTCACAAGACCACTGGAAATCTTGCCAATGGTGGTGTTGGTAACCGTGACGGAGCTGTTGCCCAGAACACTGGAACAATAACCCTTGATATAAGCACAGACGCAACTGGTAAAAACAATCCTTTTGCTGTTGATGATATACTTTATATCCAGAAGAAAGACGGTGGCGATTACCCACTCATACCTGTTGGTGAAGCAGGATCCACAGAACAAGTCCTTGGTGTTGTTTCTGGATTTTTCGTAACTGGTGGAAAACTTGGTGTCAAACTCACACTTCAAGCAAACACAGGAACCGCTGTACCCACTGGTGCTTATGATCCAGCAGGAACAGATGACGCAAGGGTCTATTATAAGGTAAGTGACAGAGAAAAAGCACTTTCTGTCCTTAGTGCCACCGCAACTTCAAATGTTAAGGACAGAACCATTCCAGCACCAACTTACACCATTTCAGGACTTGAAATGCTCTGTTCAGTTGTTACACCACCAGCAAGTTATGTTGAAGGTATGTTGAAGAAATCTTTAACAGATCAAGGTGTATCTATGGATTACTTAACAAGTGAACTTCACAGATTTAACCAAGTAAATACACAGGGACTTGTTCAGGTACAGATCCCAACCCTTGCCACTCGTGGCAAAGCTGTCTTTTGCCAACCAATCCCCAGTGCCAATTTTAGGTCCTTATCAACTTCTTCGTTTTCTGGCAAACCAGATGGGGCAAGAAATTATCAGTTTGTTAAGGGAACTGAACTTATACCTTCAAGGGTGGCACCCTTAGAAAGATATTCCCAGACTGTTGGTACTAAGGGACAGAAAAGAAATGAACCACTACACACCAGTGAATTACAGAAGGCACTTGTAAACATTGAGGAAATGCCATTTTCACTTCAAAAAATTGCCGATAGTTTTGTTATAGCAAGATCTTTCAATAAATATGGACAGATCACTGATTTAGCAGACCAGACCCTTTCATTGAGGGTTGACTATGACGCAGGAGCTTCCCAGAAAATATTTAATAATTTTGTTTACAAACTTGCTCGTCTTACAATTTCAAAAGGTCAGGTTTCTGTTGTTTCATAATTTATTTAATTTAGATTTTTTTGATTTTCATTTAATATTATCAGTAAAATAATATTAAATAAAATAATTTTTTTCTAATATTATTATATATTAAAAATGAGTGCTACAAACATAACCGCCGTTGAAAAGTTTGAGATCTTGCCAAGCAACCAACCAGCAGACAATACCTATTCATTTAGAAAAGGTAACCCTATAATTACCTTCAATATTGGTTCCACCAGTAAACTTCTTCGTGCTTCAAGTGTACGCATTAACGGAACATTAACCGTTTTTGATCAAGCAGGAGCTTTGGTTGGTAATGGTGACATCAACCAAAGTCGTGGTGGTGCTGGGGGTGCCACTACCGCAAAAGTAAACATTAATCCTCGTGTTGGTGTTCAAGGATTATTCCAGAATGTATCCTTAGCATCAAATGATACAAACCAAACATTAGAAAGTGTTAGACAATACGGTCGTATGTGTGCCACTATTTTTCCTTCAACCCATTCCACTGAGGACTTCTTACAGAATGAAGGTGTTGTTGAACTTGCTTCTGGACTTGATGGTGTAACTGGTGATTTAGTCAACAATTCTGTTTCATTTTCTGTCAGGTTACTTGCTGGAATGTTACAGGGTGGAACAGCAATCCCAATGGGTGTCAATGGTGTTCGTGGTCTTACAATCCAGCTCGAATTGGTAAGTGACCAGCAACTTCTTTCTGGTGCTGATGCTGGTGCTGGTGGTGGTGCTTTCTATGAAATTAAGGATCTTTCATTGACTGGTGATTTCTTAGTCCCAGACGCACAGGGACAACAGGCACTTGCCATTGCTGGATCTGGTGCTTTCCAGTACAATTCTTATAACAACTTATATTCTGTCATTGATAGTGGTGACGCAACCCAGACTTATAATTTAGCAAGTTCTGGTGTATTAGATATTTTCCACAATTTCCTTCCAGTATCTCACGCAAATAATTATAGTCAAGATGGTTTTAGTACTTCAATGTTACAGACAACAAATGCCAGTGGTAGTGATTACACAGGAACAGCTGTTTTACAGAAAGTTTCATTTTCTCGTGGTGGATTGAAATTAGGTCTTGATTATGATTTAGATGTAGAAACTCAGTCAAGTGAAGGAAGACCAGAAACTGGTGTTATGGTAAATGCCTTAAATGCTGTTGGTGTAACAACTTATGGACAGAAGACAAAACTTACAAATCAACCACTTTTATTGAATTTTGGTGGTCAGGACGAAATAATTTACAATACATCAGGACTTCAACCTTTCAGTTCAGTAGATGCTGGAAAGAGAAATTTTGCCATTGGTTTAGGAATTGATAAGATCAGTGGTGTAGGTGTAGATTTTAGGGGTCAGTCCTATGCTACTCGTATTCAATCAACGCTTGATGGTAAATCACCAAATGCCGTATACACTTATGTATTATCCAGAAATACTTTAATGTACACACCACAAGGAATTATGGTTCAGTCATAAATTTATATTTAAGAAAATTTTTTTTTATTAAATTTAATATAATCAAAATTATATTAAATAAAATAATTTTTTTCTAATATTATTATATATTAAAAATGAGTGCTACAAATCAGTTGCCCAGTGTTCTACAAGTTTCAACAATTGCCGATGTTGACACAATGAATATTAAGACAGAAGTTCTTGACCCTATCACTATAACCCAGACCCAAGCTGTCTTCCAGATACCTAAGACTGGAATTCTTGATGGTGGATCTATGGTTCAGTTAGGTGTCACTGGATCCAGTGATTTATTTTTTCCATTAAACACTGGAATTCACGGTTTGATCAAATCTTGTTCCTTGAAAGTTGGTGGCAAAGTTCTTGCTTCAAATGATGACTATGCCCACTATACTACTATGACCAGACAATTTGAAAGTCCAGAACATCGTGCCTTTGTCGATATGGTAAAGTCAGGTGCTATTGGTGATAGATTTGCCGAAGTAGAAAGTGGAAGAATTGGTTATAGAGATTTAGAAAGTACAGTTAACGCTGGTGATGCTACCCAGACAGAAAGTTTAGTCCCTGAATTTATTAGACCAACCACAGATGACAGCACAACCCCACTTTTCAGTGTTCCCCTTTCCACACTTATTCCTATGATGAGATCAAGAACTATGCCACTTATGGCATTAAAGGAACATGTTTACATTCACATAACTTTCAACACTCAGTTGGTTACTGCTGATGTTGGAAAAATTTGCTGTCTCAAACAGGGTTCAACAGCTTCCCCTGCTGTTACCGTTTCCACTTCAAACATTAAATTTATCAGTGACCATCTTTACTATACCGATGAAAAAATGGACGAAGTTGTCCAGAGATCACTTAGTCAAGACGGTCTTTCTGTACTCTATGAAGATCTTATCACCACTTTTGCTGATGTTCCTGCCCTTGCCCCAAGTGCTGGGACTGTTACACCACAGAAGATTGAAAGACAGATTGCCGTTTCTGGTAGAACTGTAAGAAACATAATGGTTGCTGAAAAACAGCTTGACCATACCAGTGTTATCTTAGGTGACTATATATCAACCGATCTTATAATCCCAACTTCTTACAATTTTAGAATTAATGATCAAAGAATATATGATAGAGATGTTCAGGCACCACCAAGAAAATACACAGAACTTGCCCAACCTATGGGCAAACCACTAATGGTTCCCAACCAGTTTTATTCATTTGATGCTGATAGTGACAAACAGAACCAACCCACTCAGGGTCTCAACCAGAATTCTGTTGAAATTGGAAAGATTGAAGGACACCAGCTTCCCCCAGCAAACGGAAGTGATGTAACTAATGACCTTCGTGCCACCAGTGCTTATGTTGGTTATGATGCCACAACTTCTGGTTTCAATGTACTTGGAAATGGTGTCAAGGTTGGTGTCAAACCAATTCTTATCCAGAAAACTTATTCAAGACAGGCGGATAGTGGAACCAGTGTAATGAGACAATCAGGAGCAAGACAGATGAGAATTTACACAGGTGTTGAAAGACTTTATAATATCAAGAATGGTGAAATCACAATCAGTGCTTAAATTAATTTTCTAATTAATTAATATAGATAAAATGAGTGACCTGAAACCAAAAAAATATTATAAAGGATTGACTGACAAGGAAGCAAAAGAAAAGAAAAAGAATATAGAAAAAACAAAAAAGTTGATCAAAGAAGGTAAAGATAGAAAAGCATTTGAAACAGCTTCAAAACGCCCAACGACCAAACAAACACGGCAAAGTGGATTTACCGTAAGATTTAAACGAGATTTTCCAGATGTGAAACCGTTAACGGCAGAGTTTGCCAAAAAGACAGGTATTCCACTTAAAGTCCAAAAAGAAGTTTTCAAAAGGGGCAAGGGAGCTTTCGCAACCGCTGGTAGTAGATCATCAGTCAAATCACCAGAAGCGTGGGCATTTGCCAGATTATATGCTTTTTATTATAAGTCAATCGACGGCAAACTTGATTTTGACAAAGATTTAGCAAAGGGGTTGAAATTCAAGAAACCTTGAATGTTTTATTTTTTCTTTTTATAATGTTTATTATAATTATAAAATTATAATTATAATCTAATATAATTATATATTAAAAATGGCAAATAAATACATTATGTTAGAATGTAATAGATTAAGGGCAAACCTTAACTATAAAAATATAGACGAAGAAGAAGACCAATTCAAAAATGAATGGACCAATAATGTAAACAGTTATGGGATTGTCTGTAATGCTGGTGATGTAATCACTTGTGAAAGTAGTGCTATAAACACCGTAGGGGCAAGTGACACAACAATTGAATTTTTACAAAAGGCAAATAAAAATGGATATTTAGACAACCAGATACAAATGGAATTTGGTTTTTATGTTTGTGATGCTGGATCAAATTTGGTAAAGCTTCCCTTGAAGTTTCAAAATGTATCATTAGGACCAGTTAGTGAAGGGGGTGACCGTTACGAAAATGTAGGGGCAAGTGATTTTTTAACAACAAATCCTTACAATGTAAGAAATAGAATGGTTGGGGAAATTTACCTTGATGCCAACCCCAGCTCTGGGGGATCGTACGACGCATTTGCCCCACAATCAAGTAATACAGGATCATATGATAATGATAGACAATTACCCACAAAAAATCTTGTCACAGCAATTGAATTGTCACAAGTAACTGGACAAATTGGTTTTGGTTACCGTGAAGAAGGAATTTATGAAGTCCCACAACAATCTGGTGTTGGTGGATCAGGTATGAAAATAAAAGTTTTAGAAGTAATCAATGAAGTGAATAAACCAGGTATTCCTTCAAAAATTCAAATATTTGACGCAGGTGGGGATTATGAACAAGACCTTTACCAAGTAGGAAATGCCACAGATGGTGGATCAAATCCAAACGGAAGTCCATTTCAAGGTTTTAACATATTGTCATATCATAACCCAAATTTCACTACTAATTACAATGTTGGTCCAAGTGGCAAAAAATATTATTTTGCCAGTAACAATTGGACTGGACCTGTTCAAACAACATACACTGGTATGCCATTGAATAACCCAACCGCTAATTCATTAGGAAATTCAAGTGATATAAACCCAGATTTCAATATAAGATCCACAACTGTAAATATGGAAGTACCAGTTGGATTGAACACACCTGATAATGTGGGAGCTATTTTGACTGAACAATTACAGAAAGGAAAAATAGCAAAACCCAGTGATGATTTGGAACACATCATTTACGCAAATTACACTGTCAGTTCTGTAAATGCCAAAGACCAACCAGTCACAATCAAACCACCACTTGTTGAGACACCTTGTTATAAAGCAATGCCTTGTAATGGAAACGGAAATGTGGAAAAACTCACGGCACCAGCTCAAAAATCTTTTACTGGTTGTCGTCAATTATTTTATAATAAATTAGGATTTTTAGATCCTTACAAATTAAAAGGATTATATAGATTTAATCTTTGGTATTATGGATTGGTAAACACTGATATAAAAAATGAAATAAACACAGGATTTAATCAAGTGGGAAGTATTGGAAATTTTTTAAATCAAACAATTGGAAATTTGGGACAGTTCACTTCTGTAATGATGGATCTTAACCACGAAACAACAGCAGGTGGACAAACAGTTTGTAAATTAAAGAAGAATGGTATTCTTCTAACAAATATTTATTATAGAGAAGACACTTTGAAACAAATAAGTGAAAGTTTCAAACAATGTGAAGAATATTATGGTGACTTGACAGAAAAATACCAAACCCCACTTGATACTACAAAATTAGCTGTCAATATGGATATTGGAAGATATGGACAAAGTGCCAGTTATCCACTTGAAGGGGGACTTTCCAGAACAAGGATAAAACAACCCATTGAAAGGTTCCAAAACACTGGTGGTACAGTAGTTGATAGTGACTGTGTTAACATAACAGGTGCTGTTGGAAATATTCCTTTTAGATCCAGAATATATGATGATCAATTAAAAGACAATGATGGAGCACAATTGGGACAGCTCATTTTAAGAAGTAGATTTGACCCAACATTGTACTTTACACCAGAAGATGCTGTGCCAGGTGTTGATAGTATCTTTTTGGAATATTGGGAAAAGGTTTCTGGTGCTGGTACAGTAAATCAAAATTATTATGAAAATAGTGCTGTGATAACAGATCATTTTGTAAATTCATACACAGAACCAAATAATAATATAAAATACCAAACAGATGATTTGATAAAATTGGCAGAGAAATATGATCTTGCTGTTATCCCAATTTTCCCACCAAGTGGCAATAATGATTTCAACCCTAACGGAGCAAACCGACCTTATATAGGTTTTTATTCAAGATATGAATTGGGTGCTGGAAATATCGATAATGACACACTGGCAGGTACAGTCCAAAAATGGAAGATTGATAAATCAAATTTTCCTTATGGTTCTTGTATTGGATACGATCCTTCACCAGTAAGAAATCCCCAAGCTCTTTTTTATAACACAAACTATGCCAATAAAGGAAATTTAGGTGACCCAAGTGCCCACAATACTGTGGCATTTATGGGTGCCGTTAACCCAAGTATTAATTTTAATCCATCATTATCAAGATTTCAATTTCAGGGATTGAACACACCAATGACAATTGGAAATGGATTACCTACGGACGATCAATTTGATTTGGAAGCAACAGGAAATCCAGAACAACAATGTTTCAATTGTAATACCACAGGTCAAATTGCTAACATGAATGATGGATCTTTTGCCCCACAAGTTCCACAGATGTCAACAAGATTTGTGGACAGCTATTCTGGATTAGGCATATTAGCAATCAACCTTTTAGATGAACAAGGAAATGTTATTGTTTTAGATAGATCAGGTGATTTTGGTGGTGGATATTCAACACAAACAGGAATAACAGAACCAACGAAATATCCAGCAGATATTTTGGAAGGTACCCTTTTGGGAAAAATGGGTTTCAAGATTGGTCAGTTACTTCCAGAATATGGTTCTGTTTACGCCAATTATAAAGACCCAGTTGTCTTTTTGACAAATGTTCAAAACCAAAATTTTCAAACATATCTAAACAGATTTGATGAAGTACTTAGTCCAATGACAACTGGTGCCGTTATCGATAGTCCAGAATATCAACCAACAGAAACTAACCAGCAAGATATGCCACTTTATGGGATTGGAACAAATATGGGTCTTCAAGCAAGACCAGCAGTTGTCCAAGCAAGTTTGACAGCTCAGGATCTTCCCACCAAATTAGATTATCCATACCTACTTATTTATTCAAGTATAATTCAAGGTGGGACAGACACACAATATTATGGTGGATTGGACGGAAAATCAAAACTTCCTTGTGTAGGATATATCACAAGAAATTATAACAACGGTGATTTCTTTTATTCTTTGGAACAGTCTTTCAACTATACTTGTACAAAGTCATTTACACTCACAGAAATAAAGACAGAAATTAGATTGCCAGATGGAAGTAGACCCAGACTTCAACCACACAATTCTGTGATCTATAAAATTACCAAACCAATGGAAGTGCCAGAATTTCCAGAACCACCACCACCCCCTTCTTCAACAAAGAAGAAAAAAATTGGTGATGGGGATATGCCTTAAATGTTCATTATGTTAGATTTATGCCAGTTTTATATATTATTTATATAAAATCACTTAAAACTGTCATAAAAATTAATTTTTATTCTTCTTTTAGGTGCTTTTTATTGTTAATATATTAAAAGTAGCATAAAAGTGTGAATAATCCTTATATCCTATATTGGGTAATAGTGAAATATACAAAAATATTATATAATTATAATATATAAAATGGATATTAAATTGTCACTTGATGAGAGAAAGAAAATGTTTCATATTGCCAAAGGTTTTGCCACTGAATGTGAAAAGAAAAAGATAGATCCTGAAACAACCAAAGAAATGATGGTTGAAGTTTTACGAGCTACCGCTGAATGTCTTATTGAAGATAGAGAGAAAAAACAATAAATTATATTTATAAAAATAAATATATAAATATAATATATAATAAAAAATGTATTACTTATCTTTAAAAGAAAGTGCTAATGTTGCTCAAAAAGAAAAGTACGAAGATATATATGAATTGATAAAATTGATTAGGGAAAACAAAGAAGACTTTGTTTACAAATCTTCAATTCCCAGATTGAAGCAAACACAATTAAGGGGTGTTCAAGCATTCAAAGAATTGATCAAAAAGGTTACTGAACAACAGAAGATAAGATTTGATGAAGGTTTGAAAAATAAATGGTTAAACTGTTTCAAATTAGTATATAACTATAATAGTCACTCATTGAATTTGAATGATTGTGATTGTATAACTTTTGATAAACAAATTACATTGCCAGAATTATTCGAAAAGTTAGAACTTGAAGAATGTGTTTTGGGTGAACAAGAACCAAACCACTTTGAACATACTGATGAATTTATTGAAACAATATTCCAGTACATAATGGCAGAGAAGCTCAAATCAAGAGATCTTATAAAATTGATAAATAAACTTTTCAATGTTATTTGCCACGGTGATTGTTAAATCAAAGAATTTGGGTCAAGTCCCTGTTCAACCACTAAATAGTGTAAATGTATTTTTTCAATATTAAGATGATCATATTTTCTACGGTTTATTTCTGTATCATTATTTTTACACATCAAATATATGTTTGATCTTGAAATGCCATATTCGTCAGTAATATGATTTAATGTTTTATAATACTTAGTCTCATTTGTTTCCCTATTGAATATTTTATAATGATAATGTGTTTTGTTTACAGATCGTCCATTAGTCATTTTATTATATATATAATTATACATTTTATTTTTTTAATTAGAACAATATTTAAGAAAATTAGATTAAATTTTTTTTTCTATTATTATTATATAATAAAATGTCATTAGTTACTTTGAATAGTAATGGTCAGGCACCCCACTTTTTTAGTTGTCACTTTCCACAACCAATCCACTTGAAACCTTATAGTCAGGTTTGTCTTTTGAAATTTCTTCATTTCAGGGACACACACATTTACAACATTACAAGTTCAAATAATTTACTTTTGTTTTGTATTGGTAACACCACATTTGACGGTATAAGACAAGTCAGGGTTCCAGTTGGTCAGTACTCTGGTGCCGAACTTGCCACAGCATTACAGGATCAAATGAACGCAGTTCTTCAACAACAGCATTATGAATGGACAGTCACATTCATACCAGAAGATGACACCACTTCACCACCAACCAAAGAAAGTTTCACCATTTCTTATGCTTCCTTAACAACACCAGCTGAGGTTGACACCCCAGATGCTGATATGTCACAATTAGAAAGTGATTTGGTCATATCTTCTCATAAAGTAGGGTTGAGTGCTTCTGGTCAAGCATTGGTAGATGGTACAACACAACCTTCTTTGGTTATGAATATGCCAAAAGGTGTTTTAACTGATAATGGAAGCGTAGAATTGGGTGAACTTCATTTTTCAGGTAGTAATTACATTGATGCTGACCCTGACAATGATGCCAATTTTGGTTTCGATGATGTTGTCCTTGGAATGTGTAGAACTGAATTGGCATCAAGGGTTAATGAAAATCCAAATTTAGTATTTGATCCAGACCTTCAAGATGTTGCCATAAAAGCTGGTGCCAATGGTTTAGAAATATCTTCAATAAAAATAGCAAGTGGAAGAAGGGCAGGAAGTGTTGGTTATGCTTCACAAAAATTATGTAGAACAATTCCCAACAGTGCTTTCAAAACACTTGCTTTCACTACACTTGGATTAGATGCCAATGTTTTACCAGTTATGAGATTTAGATTGAAATATACCACACGAGGAGCAAACCGCAGGGTTATTTGCCAAATTCAAGTTGATGATGGACAAGGTGGTGGATATACAGATTTGGCAGACGGAGCTATGGGTAATGATGCTCAGGGAAACCCATTTGTCACTTCTTTCACAGCAGGTGATGGCACCGTTTTTCCTTCAACATTTTGGGTTAGTGATCAATCATCTTTCAATGACTTGAATGCTGGTGGAACTTCACAAAGGGTCCAAAATGTAATGATTACCAAAAAAGCACCATTCCTTCCAACCTGTACATTTCTTGATGATATAAGTAGAATGGGTCCACCTGAACTTACAACAGCAGGTCTTGTTTATCAAGATGGTAGTGCCAATGCTGTCACAATAACAGATTATTCAGGATCAAATGGTTATACTTTTAAAATAGCGATCCCAGATGCTGGTGCTACTGAATATTATTTGAAAGAGAAACTTGGCGAAGGACAAAATCCACTTGAATTTGACATGTCAGTTGCTGATGTTCCATTTACAGGAAACGGAAAAGCACTTTATAATAACTTAACTGATGGAATAACAATCACACTAAATGGTGGCGGAGCTGGTCCTGTACTTACTGAAACCGCAGGTGTAAGTCCACCACTTTCACTCATTACCAGTAATAAATACAGTTTCAAAACAATTCTTAATCCTAATCTTAGACCCTTAACAAGTGTTAATGTTGCTGATGGTACCCCAGCATTGGATACAAATGATGTTGTTTCACAATTCTATGCTGAACAACCAGATGTTGACCAAACACTTACCAACGGCACAACTGTTGGTGCTGATCTTTCAAGACAAGCAATATTATTTTTAAGACAATTGACAACAGCAGATGTGAGTGCCAACTCAGGGTCCCCAGCAAATCTTAGAAATGGTCAGGCATCTGGAACCATTGGATCAACTATTGGTTCAGTTGCCAATATTATTGTTGGCACGAGCTCAACTGGACAACAGATTTTTGCTTCTGGTCAAGATACTCAACGAGTTGCCAAAGATACCATTATAACAATACAAATTCCAGAATTAGCAGGTGTCAAATCTTTCAATGGTATTGACCAAGGTGCTGGTCAAAAATTATCTGGTGAAGGAAAAAACATTGCCGTGTTACCAAGGGAAGAATTTGAACAAAGGGGTGAAAATACCAATGGATCATTAGTGTATGTTTCACCATTCGAAAACTGGATTGATATTAACAACGGAGCAGATATGTACCTAAACCAGCTCACTTGTGAAGTAAGACAACCAGCAGGTCAACTTGCTACTGATTTACGACCTGATACAATCACCCAAATTAAATTTAGACAGGATCCTATGAGATTACAGGAAGCAAGAGCAGATAAAAGATTTGAAGATTTAGCACTTTCACTTTCAAGTGCTGTTCAAACTGGACAGATATTAAGTAAAGAAATGTATTTGACTGGATCTTAAATACCATATCAATACCAACCTACTATATAAATAAAAGGTAGGTACTTATTTTTATTTTTCCAAACTTTTCAATTTTAATTTTTTCAAAAATCATTATTTAGGAATGTTTATGATTTTTCAAAAAAGTACCTACCTTTTTTTGAAATTTAAAAAGTATTTAAATATTTCTTTAACTTTAAAATAAAATTAAATATGTTTAAAAAAAATGGTTTAAATAAATATCTAAGTATATTATAAAAATGGATAAAATGTTGTACAAAGAAATGATTGATGTTGAAAACGCAAAATATTTGCTTTCCCTTAACGACTTTCAGTGGGGAGATCTTTTGAATGCCAGTGACAAAGATAGCTGGAATGGTGAGACCATTTGGTCAAATATGGAAGTTTACATTAAGCAACTGAAAAAATGGTTGAAAGTTGCTATCAAGGATATGGAAATTAAGGGATATATAAATACAGAATACAAGTATTCTTCTACTTTACAGGATTGTGGCAGAATTTATGTCAAGGGTTTTGGTGTCCAGAGATTGACAAAAGAACTCAGGGGATTTTTGATTGCTGATCATTCAGTAGATATTGATATTAAGAATTGTCACCCTGTAATGCTCAAAGGTGTTCTTAAAAATTATTTTGATGAAATTGACATCAAAAAAGATTTTCCTTTTTTGAGGGATTATATCAAGCACAGAAACAAATGGTTGACTGAGTATGGTTGTACCAAAGTAGATATTTTGAAAGCAATGAACAGTGGTTGGAAATACAAAACAACCAACAAATATTTATTACAACTTGATCTTGAATTCAAGAAAGCTCAGGCACTCATCTTTAATGCTCTGGAAACAAAAACTGAATTGCCAAAGACTATTCTGGCAAGAAAACAACAAATGAAACAAAACAAACACGGAAAGTATTTGAATGTCGTTTTGACATACTATGAAAATCAAGTTTTACAAAGTATCTTGAAAATGGATAAGGTGAAAGACTATGTCCACACACCAATGTTTGACGGTTTCACAATGAAAAAACTTGAACAAGAAAAGATTGACGAAATACTTGAAATTATCAATGAACACACATATCCACTTGGTGTTAAGTGGGTTACAAAAGATCACGACCTTTCAGTGGTAAAAGATGAAGGTGTTGAAATTTTGCCACCACCAAAGACTTATGATGAAGTCAAAGAAGAATTTGAAGTTGACCACTTTATCATTGAAAATCCACTTATGTTTGGTAGACTGTACCAGCTCGATGGTGAGGATAAGTACCAATTTTATAACAAGGAAAAATTCAGGGACTTGGTCAAACCTGTTCAGTTTGCTGATCTTACAAGTGAAAACCCAAATGCCAAAGTAGAATTTTTCACACATTGGTTGGAAGATCCAAACAGATTGTCATATAAGGAAGTCAAGTTTTTGCCAAGGTTTGAACATAATGTTGAGATCTTCAACAGTTTCAAGGGTTTCACTTTTGAAAATGAAAAGAAGGTTTTTGATGAAGACCCTGAATGTGTCACACTTTTCAAAGATCATTTGTCACATTTGACAAACCACGATCAACCAAGTATTGATTATCTTATGAATTATATTGCCCACCTTTTACAGAAACCTTGGGAACTTCCAAAGACAGCTATTATTTTGAAATCAAAGCAAGGACACGGAAAAGATACTTTGATTGATATGATCCAGAAAATGATTGGAAAACAACACATTTTCAGGACAGCAGAAATTGATGACATTTTTGGTGCTTACAATATTGGTATTAGGGACAAACTTGTACTTCAATTGAATGAAGTTGACGGCAAAGATGGTTTCAGTAAAAAGGAAAAAATCAAGAATATGATTACAGAAGGTCACACACAGATCAGGGAAAAATATGTTTCACAATATGATCAAACTAATTATCTTAGAATTTTCTTCTTGTCAAACAATCTTAACCCAATTGAAATCACACACGATGACAGAAGATTTTGTGTCTTCAAAGCACACCATAAAAAACCATCAAGGAATTATTTTGAAAGTTTACACGGTATGATCCAGAATGATACAGAAATGTCAATCCTTTTCAATTATCTTATGTCTTTGGATATTTCCAAGTATAGTCCTGACCAAGACAGACCAAAGACAGACGCATACAATACAATGAAGGAACACAACCAAAATCCAATCTACAAGTTTCTTTTTGACAACTTCATCAAGGATCAGTGGAGAACAAATTTTGAAAGTGAAGAATGTAAGAAAAGAAAAGACAAAGATGAGATCTTCTGTAAATCATCAAGTTTGTTTCAATACTATAAGGACTTTTTGAGCTGTGAAAATCTTGGATATATTGTACCAACTTACAAGATTGTCAAAACAGTACTTGCTGACATTGGAATTCATAAGAAACAAAAGAAAATCAATGGGATAAACAACGACTGGTATGTTATCAACATTGAGGATTTGAAAGATCAATTAGAAAGTTATGATCTGGAAGATGATGTTGAGGAATTGAATGACGATGACTTTGAGTAAGACTTAAAGCAAAATAAAATGTTTAATAAATAAATTTAAAAAAATATCTCAGTATATTATAAAAGATGAGAAAAAACCAAAACATTTCCAACTATCATTATAGAAGTGAAACCGTCAATGAAGAAGGCGAAATAATAAAAAAATATTACTTTACTTTACAGGATATTTGTGAAGAATATGGCACAAGTACATTCACGATATATCGAATGATGAAAGGGTACAAACCAAGATCACCAATTCTATCAAATGTATCTTTTCATAAGGATTATCAACCAGCTTTTATCAAAGTTGAAAACACTGAAATATATTAATTTTTTTTTTTGAATTTATTATTTAATTATTATCAATTAATTAAATAACTTATTTTTTCTTTTTCAATCCACACTCAGGACAAGGGGGATCCCAATAGGTATCCCAAGCATCACTGAGACACCACCACCAATATTGTAGATGTCTTAATATGCTATGACATTCAACTTTATGTAACATGTTTTATATAATTATAAAATATTTTTTTTTAGATCCCATCTTCTGGAATAGCTGGAATTGGTTTCTTAGTGTCAACATTTGATATTCTGTACCCAGATTTTTTGGTATTTTTTGGGGTCTTCTCAAAGATCTGTTTAGGATTTATTGGTTTTGCTTTTTCCACAAATTCTTTCTTTGTTTTCACATCAAAATTTCTTGAAATGATGGGTGCCGTTGCTTTATGACTTGCCACTATCTCATCAACATTTGATAAGTTTTTCAACATTTTTATTATATATAATTATATAATAAAATTTTTTCTAATATTATTATATAATAAAATGAGTAACTTTGTACAGATTAGCAATACCAAACTTGAAGAAGTAAAAGGTAAGTTAGATGCTCTACCAGCATTGATCTCTGGTTTTGATACCCACGAAAGTAAAACCAGTGCCCAGCATTTAAGTGAATTAAAAAATGCCAGTGTCAGGGATATCAACAACACAGGTAGCATTGGTGACGGCAGTTCAAACCATACTTCTGTTGCCTTAGGATATGATAGAACTGGTGGAAAGGGAAGAGCTTTGCTTGTCGATACTGATGGCAGACTTAAAACTTCTGTTATGGGAAATACAGAAGCAGACGGCAGTGGTACTCACACCCACTTACATACAGATGCCACTGGTAATCTTTTAACCCAAGTTGTTTCCACTGTAAATGTTGCCCCAGCAAATACCGTGAATAGTGGTATAACAGATGATCCAGCAAACACTTATGCTGTGGGGTTGAGAGCAAGACAAACAATCACCGACAGTTCCAGTGAGACTTTTTTGAAGTGTGATGCTTCTGGTGTTTTACAGGTTTCTTCATCTGGTGGTGGTGGCAGTTCCACTTATACCTTAGAACAGCAAAGTGCCAGTCATAACACCCTTCAACTTATTGGCAACGGCAATGGGCAACAGTATATTGACACCAATGGTGGAAGTAAATTTGTTGTTGTTGTACAGACAAACGACGGTTCTGGTTCACCAAACATTTCAGTTGAATGGAGTGATAACACAAGTTTTTCAACAAATCAAGTATTTGTCTGTAATGGTTTTATTGCTGGGAATGCTGATGCTACACCCAAGACCGTTGCTGGTGTTATAAGGGTTGATAGTTCCACATTAACCAGTCAAGCTATTTTTGCTTATGACACAATCCCAGCAAGATATGCCAGAGTTACAGTTCTTCAACAGTCTGGTGGTGCTATTACATACACCGCAAAAACGGCATTATCACCATAATAAATTCTTTTTTTTCTAATATATATTTAATAAAATGATAGAACAATCTATGATCTATGCTTTTTTAATTGGGTTAGGATCTGGCAGTCTTGTAATGTGTTGTATATGTAAATGTTGCTGTAAATAATTAATTTTAAATTTAGAATAAATATTTAAAATTTTATTCTAAATATAATTATATAAATAAAAATGGAAACTTTGAAAAAAGCTATTGATGAAAAGCGAAACATCAAACCCAACAGTTTGAATGCTTATGTGATAAGTATTTCAAAACTTCATAAAGCAACAGAAGGTGATAGTGAATTCAAAAATCTTGATTTTTTGAAAGATACAGATGAAATCAAACAATTTCTCTCTTCATTGAAATTATCAACCCAAAAGAATTATTTGGCAAGTATTATTGTAAGTTTAGATGCTATGAATACCAAAGGAAAATATGATGATCTTATAAAAGAATACAGAGAAATATTAGATGATACACACAATAAATATGTAGAAGATTATGAAAATGGTGAAAAAAGTGAAAGTCAACAAAAAAATTGGGTTTCAATGAAAGAATTAAGAAAAGTAATGGCAGGGTACCTTAGAGACATAAAAGAAAGAGAATTATTTAGCAAAGAAGAATTGACCAAAAAACAAATGGCATTGTTACAAAAATGGGTTATTGCCAATCTTTTCTTGAATGAAGAAAACCCACCAACAAGATTGGATTATTCACCTATGGAAATTATTTCAAAAGGTGAATATGATAAACTCGATGAAGAAGAAAGAAAAGAAAATAATTATTTAGTTGTCGTTTCAAGAAATAAAAAGTTTTTTAGTTTCAATGAATACAAGACAGCTGGAAAATACGGTGAAAATCAAGTGCCAGTTGGTAAGAAACTAAACAGTGTTTTGAATATTTGGTTGAAATACAATAAGACTGATAGTTTACTTTTGAATTCACAGGGTAATCCAATGAGTGCCAATGGTCTTGGAAAAGAGATCAAAAAAGTATTTGAACCAACAGGAAAAAATATTTCAGTAAACATGTTAAGACATATTTTCATCAGTGAAAAATACCCCAAAGAAAAGCTTGACGAAAAAGCAGAAGATGCCAAGAAAATGGGACATTCAATTAAGACACAAGAAGGTTATTCAAAAAAATAATTTATAATATAATTATAAATGATTGATAAACTAAGTAAAGATGACATTTACACATTATTTACTTTTCTGGGTAATTATATTGACGACAAAGACAAACTTGTTGAGATCATTGAAGGACTGGAAGAAATATTTGTTATAAATGAATAATCACCATAGTATTCTTCTGGCGTGATAATTAGGACTGGAAGGATCATCTTTTGTCAATTTTCCTTCTTTGTTTTTGATACCAGCTGTCCTTGTCAAATAATTTTTTCTTCTTTTTGGGTCACCGTGATCCAATTTTGACCATATACCAGTCTTGTCTTTGAAATGTTGGTTTGCTGGTGGATTTGGGTTTCCAAAGTGTACCTTTTTACCATCAACCACAGTCATAAGTTTTTTATCTTTTCTTGTTGATTTTTCATAAGTGTATTTTCCAATTTTCTTCATTTTATATATATATTATAATAACATATAATATATTTATTTACCCATATATTTCTGTACAAACATATGTGCTTTCTGGCGATCAACACCCATTTTTTGAAGTTCTTTCATTGCTTTGATATGTTTATCTGTATGATGTTTCTTATGTTCTTTATAGTATTCAGTATCAGTCATTTTTTTCATATCACTCATAGACATCTTCTTTCTTGAAGCAGATTTTTCACTTTTCATTTCACCATAGTGTGATGGCATTTTTATATATTAATATTAGATTTTAATTATAATTTTTTTTTCTCTTTTTATTATATATAAAATGAGTGAATGGACTGACTTTGTAAAAAAGTACGCAAAAGACAATGGTATTACTTACGGCGAAGCTCTCAAAAAAGCAGGTCCTGAATACAGGAAGCGAAAAGGCACAAAAGGTGCCGTCAACATATCCAGAGTAAAGAAGGAAAAGAAAGAAGGTAGGGGTGACACAATGGATTTCACCACCAAAAAGGGTGACAAGATCAAAACAGGGAAACGCAAAGGACAGAAGGCGTTTGCCAAAGAAAGAACTTAAATCCAGACATTTTTATCGATAACTTTGTATGTTACAAATATTGAATAAAATGATGTTTTGTTTTCTGGTGGTTGAAGTTCCCCCTTAATATATTTGTCATAATGAATTTTAGTTGAGGGAATAATGAAATAAATTTCCTTGTCTTTGAAAATTTCTTTAAAATACTTAGTGAATATGTTTAAAGAATTCATAATTATTATGAAAGGTTTATCCAATTTCACGAGCTTTTTTAGCATTCTAATTTTCAAATTACTACTAAAAGGGATATTACTTACCAGTATGGAACAATCATTTTCTTCTTTATTGTAACCTAAAAAATCAATGGTACTGTTACCAATTACTTGATACCCTAATTCTTCTAAATATTTTTTTGATTGTTCATTTGAATGTAGTAAACAAAATTCATATATTATTTTTGTTTTGGGAATGAATGGGGTGATCATTTCCCAAGTGCTTTTTTTTGTGTAAAAGTCATCATGGTTATTCCATTTGATGCTATCCTTAAAGTTTGCCATTTTTATATTAATATATATATAGTATTTATTTTTTTATTTAGAATAAAACTAAATTTTTTTTCTATTTATATTTATATATAAAAATGTTTATCTATAAATTTGAACACAATGGGAACACATATATTGGTTCAACAAAGGACTATACAATGAGGTGCCACGCTCATAACCAACACAGAAAACAGGAAAGACACAATAAGACTTGTTTTTATAAGTATTTGAATGAAAATACGATCAATGATATACGACCATATTGTGAAATAATATGTGAACACGAAGGATATGATAAACTGGTACTGAGAAATATTGAACAAGACTTCCTTGATGAATACAAACCAAACTTAAATATGGTAAGAGCAATTAAAAGATAAAAAAATATATAATATTATAGTATAAAATGGAAGTTATACACGAAGAAATAGCAAGTAGACCCAGTCTTATTGTAAGACTGTTGAAGGCAATAAAATGTAAGATGACCTGTTGTTCAGGATCGAGCTGTCAATTTGGGGATTATGAAGAAAAACCCCACCCAGCAGTAGAAACAAGAGACTTTGAAGAAATTTAATGATTTTTTTATTATCTAATTATATTATATAATAAAAATATGGAACAGGAAGATTTGACAATTTTGCCAATCAAACAACCAATTGTTGAAAAAAAGATTTCACACCACCCTAATTTTTTTGATGTAAATGGTGGTGCCTGTGTACTTGATATTGCTTCACCAAGACAGGGAAAGACAACACGAATTTGTAATTATTTTCAAAATCCTAATTTTTTAGCAGGTAAGTTGGACGCTATTTACATTTATTCTTCTACTATTACAAACGGAGATGCTACCGCCAGATTTTTACTTGATCAATACGGAGAAACTATTTATAGCGAATATAGTGATAAGCATTTACAGACTATTATTGACTATCAGGATCAAATCCCTAAACAGCAGAGACCGAACATTGCTATTGTCTTTGACGACTTTATTGCTTTTCCAAATATTAAGAAAAATTCACTTATGTTCAAAATAGCTTCTTCATACCGTCACCACAATATCAAACTGTTATATTATTCTACACAATTGTATAAAGCAGTACCCAATATTGTTCGTCAATCAATAAATTATGCTATTATTTCACAAAATGCCAATAACAGAGAAGTGGAAAAAATGGCAGAAGAAATGGGGGCAAGATATGGTGATCAAAACCAATTCAAATCATTATTGAAAGAAGCTACTTCCAAACCTTATGCCTTTTTGTTTCTTGATTTGTATGGTAAACCAGCAAAAGCATATCAAAATTTTACAAATTTACTGTATGAAGCACCAGAAACCCTTTCAAATGTCCCTGTAAATACTGATTTTGATGGATTTGATGAAGAAGACCCAAGATATGGTGGTACAAGTGAATGATCCTTAAAACCCCTTTATTTAAATTTTATTTTTTATCAATATTTATATAATATCCAAGTTTATTATATAACTCAATATGCCTCAACACTTCACACAAAACGAATACAAAATGATTATGCTTGCTCTTGGACATTTGGAAAGTTACACAGATTGTAAAGATGAATTGGAAAACATACCAGACAGACCAGACAAATATGGTAAACTACTGAAAAAAGATCCAAGTGCTGATTATACTGATGATGAATTGAAAGCAATTCAAAATAAATATCTTGAAAATATCGAAACACTCAGGTCAAAGCTTTTCCAAAGAATTAAATGATCATCTAATACCAGTCTACTACCTATCTACTATATAAATCTTCATTCAATTTCTTTCTTTTTATTTTTGAAAAAAAGGTAGGTACTTTTTTGAAAAATCATAAACTTTCCAAATTTTGGATTTTTGAAAATTATTTTTTTGGAACTTTTCTATTTTTTTGAAAAAGTACCTACCTTTTTTTATTTAGTAGTTTTGCTTTTATTCCAAGAAATAGAAAAAAATAGAAAACAATTTAAATTTTATTCTAAAAAATATTTTCTAAATAAATATATATAATAAAAGAAAATGGACCAGTTCCCAGATATTTCTATGCCCCCAGAAGTTAAAGAAGACTTGGAAATAATTGAAACAGAGGATTTGAAAGCAGATCCATTTATTAGACAACCACCCATAAAACCACCAGCACCTGAAACACCAGCATCGAAACCAAAAGCAAAAAGACAAGTAAGTGAGAAACAGAAAGCTCATTTAGCAAATGCCAGAAAATTGGCAAGAGAAAGAAAACAAGCAATGAAAAAGGAAAAAGAAGAAAAACCCAAACAAGATGTAAAGGAAGAACCAAAAACAGATAGTGGACTTCCAGTAACCCAAGCACCACCACCTGATGGATTTGAACAATTCCTTGGTTATATGGATAAGTACAGTGATATGATGTTATCACTCAAAGAAGAAGAAAGGAAAAAGCGTGAAGAAGAAGAGAGAAAAGAAAAGGAACTTGAAGCAAAGTATTTCAAAAAATTTCAAGAACAACAAAAACAAAATTTAGACAAAATCCAAAATGATCCAGTAGAAAAAGAACAACCTGTTAAAGGACCAAAAATTCCAAAAAAGAATTTAGATATTCTATCACCACCCCAACCAGATTTTGGTGAATATTCATCATATTTTTAACACATTATATTGATTTTTTATTTTATTTTCTAATATAATTATATATTAAAAAATGTCACAAGATATATATGCTGATCAGGTTAGTGCTATACGAGATAAACTGGCAAGATTACAGGAAGCTCGAATTGAAAATTATGACGAATTAGCAAATTCAATCACTGATAAATACAATGAAAAAATGAAAAATTATGAAGGTAAATGGAAAGCAGTGAGCGAAATGGGTGGTGAAGAACTTGCTGGAATGGTTGGTGCCAAATCAATATACGCTGGTGGTAAAAAATTAGTTGATATTTACAAAAAAAGACAAGAGAGAAAGACAGCTCAAAAAGAAAAGGAACAAAAAGATGAAGTTGATGATGATGATTTTGATGAAGATGCTGAACCATTAGATGGTGATGTATCAAGGGCAGTTGCTGGTGAAGATAATTCCCCAGTTGATTTTTTCAACGAAGATGGGCAAAAGTATTTTACTGGTACAGAAGCGGACCACGAAGAATATTACAATGAAGATGGAACTTTGAAAGATCCTTCAAATATTCCAGAAGGTCACCAAGTTACACCCCAAGAAGAAGGTGTGCCAGACGAACCA